TTCCAGTATCAATCCGGACGCGGTTGGAGGATCATGTGGTTCACTCGCAGCAAAATGGCCAACCAATAAATTTTCCACCTTCCTGGCATCATTGGTGGTGTTCTTAAATTCTATGATCGCCGGGGTAGGTAAAACGCCAATCACCTGATCATCCGCAATCTCAATATAAAAATCATCGCCAGCCCCGGCATCTTCATGGTTCACAATGTTGGCAGTCAGCCCGGCTTCTCCGGCGCTATTATCCACTAACAGTGTAACCGGCTCCACCGTCTCCCAATATGGCTTCCGTTCAACAATCACATCGATTTTCGCTTTGGTTTCTCGCCAGCGTTTTCCCAATTTATTATTATGTATCACCGTTCCACCACTCAGCCGCGATTGCCAGGCATCAATCACCCCGTCATTGGGGGAGAATAACATCCAGACTCCATCCGGACCATTTGTATGATTCCTGGCAAAATCCAATGCCAGCTCCACCGCTCTAATTTTTGACTCCAGGTCAGTTGCAGAAGTGCCAATCACCATCAATTCAAATTTCTCGGTAATCAGTTCCCCTTCCCCTGTTTCCGGGTAATATCCAGCCAAAAGCCGGTATCCAGAAGCATTAAAATCAAGGACCACTCTATTACTATCCCCGGAACGCATTTCAAAGCCGATTTGGATCATTTATTACCTCCGCTGTAGCTCACTGGCGATTCGCCTGGCTAATTTGTAATAATCCGTTTCAGTTTTTGCTGACGCGGTAATATTGATCTGGATCGGTTGCTGGTTGCTCTGTCCCTGCCCGTATGATCCAGCCATCACGGGCGATAAGGTCGGGGATCCCAAACCCGCTATTGCGCTGTTCACGTTTCGTTCAATTTCTCCAAACGCTCCGGCGAATCCCTTTCCTAAGCCCAAAGCCAGGTTTTCTCCAATCCCGGCAAATACCTTGCTGGGTGATTGAATCCCCAAAGCCTTCTTCACACCACCCACAATGCCAGAGAAGAATCCAAACACCTGATCACGGAACCATGTTTGTTTATCTTTAATTCCTTGCCAGACACCGGTTACAATATTTTTCCCGACATCCAGAATTTTAGAACGTAAATTTCCAATACCTTGACCCAGCACGACAATCAACTTTCCGGCCGCCTCCCCGATCTTTGGCATCATCATGGCTATCCCATCCACCAATGCCAGCACAATTTTCACCGCTGCGTCACCAATCAAAGGTAAGGCTACAATCAAAGCGTCAAAAATCGCTTGTACAATTTCAGGGACGTATTCAATTAAAATCGGCAGTGCAACAATCAGGCCATCCACCAAAGCCATGATCAACTGTAATGCCGCATCAATCAGCAAGGGCAGATTTTCAATCAATGTCAGAATGATCTGAGGGATAATCTCCGCAATCATCGGTAATAATGCCGGAATCGCTTCAGCGATTCCCTCAGCCAATGTAACAATCATTTTCAATGCCGTATCAATCAGCAATGGCAGTTGTGGCAAAATGCCATTAATCAAAGCCAGGAGCAACTGGATCCCGGCATTCATCAGCATCGGTAAATTTTGAATAAGTGCATTTACGATCGTCATCAAGGCATCTACAGCCACCGGAATCAGAGTCGGCAGCAATTTAACAACCGTATCAAGAACCTGTGAAAAAAGCGTGGTAGCCGTCTCTAACAAAATTGGAAGCAGCCCAGAAATCGCGCTTATGAGTGACCCGACCACATTTGGCAGTGCACCAACAATGTTTTTCAGCACCGGCACAATATTATCCACCACTGTTTTAATGCCATCTACCAGGTTATTGGTCAGGTTGCTCATATCAGCATCCTCGTTCCCTAACCCAGCCATGAATGACCCATAGGCGGCTTTTAGCATACCAATCGAACCTGTGATGGTCTCGGAGGATTCCTTGGCAAAGTTGCCGGCATATTGCTCCGTATTCTCGAAGAACATCTGCATGGCAACTTCCGCCTTTTCCGCATTGCTGGCAGAAGCCCAGGTGAAATCAAGACCTTTGGAAAGTGCGTACGCTTCCACGGTGGTGGCATTCATGGCAACACCCAGATTGTCCATCATGGTGAAATTGCCCTTAGCAGCACCAGCCACACTATCCAGAGCCGTTTGCATATCAATGCCCATCACAGAGGCCATATCAGCCGCGCGCTGCATGGCTTTTTCGGTCAACTCCAGTGACTTAACCTGAGAAATTCCCGATCCCTGGAAAAGAGCCCCCATCTTATTGGCAGTAGCCAGATAGTCGGATTGTGAAACCCCAAGGTTTTTATAGGCATCCTCACCGCTCTTTTGAATGGACGCCGCATATTCTCCAAACACCGCCTCTGATCCGCCCAGGCTTTGTTCTAATTCACCAAATGATCCAATAACGGATTTTGCCATGCCGGCGGCAGCACCAGCCACAGCCACGGTTAATCCGGCAATGCCGGCGGCTCCGGCTTTCAGTGCACCACCCAAACCACCCATAACATCCTTTAATTTGGATGTTGATTTGGTTGTTTTATCTTCCTGCTTAGCCAGGTCCTCAAGGTTATTTTCAGCCTGGTTACTTTCATCTCCCATCTGATCCAGTTTTGTTTTCGCCTGGTTCAGCTCATTTCCCATTTTATTAAGAGCTTCGGTTTCACGGTTGATCCTCACCAACATATTTTGAGCACCGGATGAGGATTCTCCCTGTGAGCTGGCTATTTTTTCATATTCATCTCGTAAGGCAGCAACCTTTTTTTGTTGAGCTTCCATTTGCCCGGTCAGCGATTCAATGCGCATTTCCAAACCGCTGGCATTGTTTGCCCAATCTCCCAGAGAAGATGCGGACGCGCGAAAGCCCGTCTCCATCAGCTTTATTTCCCGATTGAGAGCTGCTATTTGCGTTTTAAAATCGGTTGAATCAAGTCCAAGTTTTCCGGTTAAATCATTTCCCATAATTTTCCTTTCTAAAATCTCAAACCTGATTCCTCAAACCTATCAGAGCCAATCAACCTGGTCACAAAAAACCTTGTTTTCTTTCTCATCAATTCCTGTAAGCCTGAAAATAAATGGCATCAATGAATCAACCGATGTTTCGTCAATATCTCTCAGGCTCCAGTGAAATACTTTTACCAGCTGAATTTCAAGATCGATCAGCCAATCCAGATCATCCACCTCCTGAGATTCATCCTCGGAGGTGTCCGTTTCTCCGGGTTCTACCCCGGAAGAGTAGGGTTTGCATTACCGGTTGCCTTCGCAATAATCGTATGCAATACGGAGATCATATCGCTCACATCCGCTTTGTTGTTTACGTCCTCGATAGAAAATTGATTACCAAAGACCTCAACCACCAAACCGGATAATGCATCAATGTCCTCTTCGGTCATATTATCCGGATCAAGGTTTAATTCCTTGGCTAATCTCACTGATAATTTCAATAATTTCCAGGGTACAAAAAGCCTGGTAAATTCCTTATATTCATTGTCATCGTCATAAAGTCGAATCACCATCGGTGTTGGATGTGCCATAATTACTCCTTTTAACTTCTGACCTCCCTTTTCAGGGAGATCAGAAAATTATTTATTAAGCTGCAGTTGTGAAATTCACAGAGCCAGACAAAGATTGTCCGTAAATATCGGTGACAGCGTAAACCAAAAGGTAATCTGTGGATGCTGTAAGGCTCGCGGTCGGATTCACAGTTACAATCTTCTTGGTGCTATCCAGGGAGATGGCACTTGCAATCACAGAACCATCCGAAGGATCCAGCAGTACAACATTGTTGATCGCGGTGGCCTGCAATGCATTGTTAAATGTCAGGGTCAGATCCGCAGTCACCACAACACCGGTCGCCGCATCAGCTGGTGTGCTGGAAGAAAGTGCCAGAGCTGACACAGAGCCAACAGATGGTGTTTGCACAGCATTGAACCAGGTGGAGCCTGAGAAGTTGGTGGTATCTTCATCTCCGATGATTCGTTTTACAGAATCAGTCACAGTTCCAAGATCAAATGTATGCACGGTCCGAATAGCCGTGAATACTAATTGCATGGTTTTTGGGTCAGGAGATTCCGATTTGGTGGCAACATCTTCCTTGGGCATATCAAATTTGCCTTTGAGGAATTGATAATACCGGTATTTTCCATTCGACTTCTGAGATCGGAAACTGAGCGCCATATAAGGCGCAACGCCACCGTTATCATACATCCGACCTGTGGTCGAATCAAACACACGACCTGTGATTTTGGCCAGCATTGCCAAAGGCATTCCCGTCACGGTCAAATTGACCTTGGTTTCACCTTCAGAGGTGCTTACATCATACGGCTGGTCATCCGCGTACTGAATATCAAACGAACTGGATGGCTCTTGAGATGCTTCACCAGCTGGGGCCAGATATTCAGGGGTATCAGCTACATAACCACTCGAATCGTCCTGTGTCACCTCAGCAACATACAGGTTATCGAGCCCTATTTTGGATTTGTATTCTCCAGAATTTGCACTTATAGGCATTTTAGCCTCCTATTCAACATAAATAAAATCCAGCGCATACCCGAAATGTCGGGTTTGCTGGTTGTACGGGAGTTCCCGTTGCGATCCGGGTGAAAACCCGGCTGCTTCCATCGATCCTGAGATATCCGGCATCCCGGCCAGTCCAGCTCGGTTGTAATAACTCACCTGAACTGTATAACTACGCATGGATTCCAGGTTATCCGCAAATTGCTCCGCAGGGCTGGCCACAACCATGTAAACCAGGTACTCATCCGGTCTCTCGGCTTCACTGGCCACAATCAATACATTGGCAGCCATCGTTTTTCCTAACCCGGTTAAAGCGCTTACTACCCGTTCCCAAATCGACATTATTCGACTCCCAAATCTTCCTTCAAAGAGTCCTTGATTGCTCTTCGAATCTTGGCTTTGTCATTTTGCATGGTGGGTCGGATATATGGCTGCGCTGCCATGCTGGAGGTGCCATATTCCTGAGCGTTTCCATAACGGGCAGTATCAGCATCGGTAAAGGATTTTTTCGGAATGACTCCAACATCCACAAACGAGAAATTTCCGTCCTGATGTGGTCCATCAATCTGGATATGATCCTGCAAATTGTAGGTGTCTTTCCTCACTCGTTTCTGCATGCCTTTCTGAGCGACATTTGCGCCAGCTATCAAAGCCTTTTGAACAGATTCGTCTACATCTCTGCCAGCATTCGCCAATTTCTCCAGATATTCCTCAAATCCTTTGGTAGATACCTTTACTCGGGTTGCCATTATCCGCTCCTCATTCGTCTTACTTTGAGTTCCAGTAATTCGTTTTTTTCGCGGATATTATCCATAGAGACAATCTCCCACAGCTCTCCACCTTTTTCGATGGCATAAGTCGGGTCAATATCCGTTCGGTAGCGGATCGTAACCGTGGCAGGTGCTTCCGCTCCGGCCATGTCTGCGGTCAGAATTTCAGATCCATGCGCATTCACCCATTTACAAAACACTGTTGCCAGGGTAGTCCAACCTGGTACCTGAAAACCGCCCGTTCCTGTTGTAACAGATCTTGTTTTTAGGATGACCTGGGTTCGCAGCTCACCCGGGTTGAAGGGTTTCTCGCTGATTCTCATAGCTCTCCAGGAGTCTTGATGTAAGCCCTGAACCACTTATCCGATAAATCCGAACCGGATAGCTGTTTGATATATCCATCCTGCGAAATGACAGATTCGAAGCTGGCAGACTGATCACCACTCAACCCGATGATTCCAACCAGGCTTGATACTGAATCTCCTTCCTTCACACCAGGCAGGCTGATATATCCGGATGAGCTGATACCTTCAAACTCGGTATATCGCAAGGCAATTGCTTCCAGTTGTGTCAGCGCAGCACTCAGCCCAAAATTCAGAGGGCTGATTCCACCGGCAATCATGGCAGGGTTTTCATACCACATTACCAGCAACATCTGAGCTGCAGCCTTGGCTTCCGGCAAAATGGAACTATCACTCGCCCAGTCATGCCCGCTGGCATTCTGGATGTACTTATCGATCATCGGTAGCAGTTGGAGCATAGTTGCGTCCGTGGTCGCACACCTCAAAACATTCGCGCCTTCAGCTGCAGTCAGAATATTAGCCATAAGGAACTCCTGTTCCTATCCTCTCCAAGATCATGATGAGAGGATAGGAACCTAAAATAATCTTTATCCGAGCAGAATTGCCATTGCTTCCGGCTTGATGGCCTTCACACCCCACGCCAAACCAACCTCAAAGGCAACCCGACGATACTGCCGATACATCGCAACCTGGAAGGTGATCCCGGTTTGCGGATCTGTGACTGTGGTCACATCGTCAGCAGCATCGCCACCTTCGGGCATGGCAGGAGTACGCATCATCAAGTGGATAGCGGACTTGCTGAATGCCAGGTTGGCGGCGTAGTTATCACCAATAGCAATTGGGTCGTTATTCACCCAGGCAACTTTCAAACCAGGATCAAACAACACAATATCTCCATCGCCATCGCCAGCAAAACCGGTTTTAACCATGTATTTATTGGTGTCACGAGCAGTTTTGGTGTTGGTGATAATGTCACCAGCAAGGATGGTGTTTGTACCGGTATCAACATGCACGGTGGTGCTTCCGATCGCGTAACCAGCAGTCAGGTCGACCAGGTAACCGGTTCCGGTTCCCTTGGTGTGGGTTTTTACCTGAGCGGATTCACGAATGGCAAAACCCATCAGGTCAAGCAAAACACCACGACGCAGCAAGTCATCCCCGCCACCGGTGTTGGCCTGCCATAATTCGGTTAAATTGCGCAAGGCAGCACCAGAGGTGGTATTGAGAACCATCTGCAAATCTCCTAACGGGGCACCCTGATCAGCTAAAAGCTTATAGACCTCAGTCAAAGCCTTTAGTTTATTGGTGCTGTCAAAAGGTGTGGTGCCAGCTGTGCCATAGAATTTAGCCGCATTAACATACAACGCCGCCAGGTCAGCCTCAACTTCGTTCACCAATTTCCGCATTGCCTGCGCAAATTGATCAACAAGGATCTTGTTATACAATCCACCAAGCGCTTTTTGCTCTTCACCGTTCCAATGGAAGGTGGAGCTTTTGCTCTTGCTGATTGTCATCGATCCATAACCCTGAGTTTGGTCATCTGGATCTGGCCCGGTAGCTGCTGGTGCAATATCTTCAGAATCCGCAGCAGGAACAACCGGATACGTTACGTTTTGGCCTTTTGCGACCTCCTCCGCGTTCGCATCCAGTGTGACAGCGGGGATAAACCCGGTCAACTCGCGCAGGACGATATCCTTTGCTTCATAAATTGTTGGAATTAATCCAGTTAAAGTGTTAGCCATTTTTTTCTCTCCTAATCCTCGAGCTCACCCCCGGATTTGATAAAGGCGGCTTTATCAATCGGAGACATCGCATCATAATTACTTCGTTTGATTACGGTTGGCTGTACGTCGACAGCGTCTTCAGCACTGGTTTCAGAAACCGGAATGAAGTTCTTGGCAATATCATTTGGCCGTGTCGTTTTTTGCATGGCTTCATAGAGATCCACAGCCTCAGCGTGTTTGTTCTGTGCTTCGTCCAGCGCGGGGCGCAGAGCAAGCGCTTCCAATTTGCCTTCTTCGGTCCCTATACGGAAGTGTTCATCAATTTGATTTGCAATTTTCTGAACTTCCGCATCGGTCGCCATTACGGCGTCAAAATAGGGTTTTAAATCAAGCATTTTGTTCATCCTTTCTAAGAATTTGTGAAATTCGTTCGCGCAGGGTTTGCGCCTCGCGTTCGTCCTCCTCAGTGAAGAGAGAATCGCTGGATTTCTCATCCTCCTGAGGTCTGACGGCCTGTATCGCCTGAAGTATGTCAGGCGGAACATTCGAAAATCGATTTAGCCCATTGATCATGGCTGCGTCCTCCGGTATAAACAGCTTCTTTTCTATGTCATCAACAATGCGGTCTACAAATCCAAGATCAACCGCTCTGTTTGCGTCCATCCAGGTTTCATCAGTCATCAATTTCGATAACCTGGTGCGTGATAGTCCGGTTTTGCGTTCATACGCATTCAATATGCCATCTTTGGCAACCTGTAAGCTGTCTGTCAATCTAGCCATTTC